ACTGACGCTACTGCCAAGAACGTACTAGAGACTGTAGGCAACGCACAGATAAGCACGACGCAGAGCAAGTTTGGTGGTAGCTCGATTGCGTTTGATGGGGCTGGGGATTACTTACTTATCCCAGATAGCCAAAACATTGAGTTTGGTTCTGGAGATTTTACTATTGAGCTTTGGATATACCCAACTGCAACACCGGGAGCATCTGTAGGGGTTTTCTCAAAAAGGTCAGGCAATTCCGCGTATGGAAGTGTATTGATTCAGCTTAACTCAAGTAGGCAGCCTAATGCTTTTGCGACTTTAAATGGATCAAGTTGGGGGGTAACAATAAATTCTGTTTCAAGTAGTTGTGCACTAAATACTTGGAGTCATATAGCTTTTACGAGAAGCGGAGGAACTTGGACATTGTGGCTGAACGGTGTTTCGGTAGGGACTGCGACTTATGTAACAGGATCAATACCAGATAACACTTCATCTGTAGCTATAGGGGCTGGTGCTGCTGATGGTTCAACTGCTATTTCAGCGTGTTATATCGACGATGTTCGCGTAACCCGTTACGCTCGTTACACAACTACATTCACGCCTCCAACAGAAGCATTCGCACTGCAATAAGGATTGACCATGCTTTACACAAAGAACGGCTCTATTCCTAAACCTGAGACAGACGGCACTGAAGGCTGGCTAGAGGTTCCTGATATGCCTGAAGCGCCTGAAGGTAAGGAAGTAGTCTGGTGGTTTCCTCCGGGATGGGTAATTCGTGACCCTAAGCCAGCAGAGCGTGAAGGCTATAAATGGTCATGGTCGCAATCTGAGGAACGCTGGATTGAGTATCAATTGCCGCAAGATGTGCCAAGTGAGCAAACTATTACCACTTTATCTAGCGAGCAAGTTATTACATTAAGCAGTTCAGACATTACATTTTTAACAACAGAGCAGATTAGCGGACTGTAATGGCTAATTACGTTGACTACGATTATTGGGTTCAAGGATATGGCGAAGGAGATTTAAGCCAGCCTGATCGCTATGTCGTAGCAGGGTATTGGAGTGACGGATACGCCTTATACGAGGCTATTGAGGGCTCTGCGGCTATTACTGCTGAGGCGGCTGTAACTGCTAAAGCTGTTGATTTTGTACTAGGTAGTGCGGCTATTACTGCTAATGCTTCTTTTGAAGCAACTGGAATAGTTCCTATAACTGGTAGTGCTAGTGTATCTGCAACGGCAACTGTAACGGCTGATGCTGTTGACATGTTGATTGGCGAAGCAATTATAAATGCTTCTGCTACGGTAACCGCTGATGGAGTATCAATATTAATTGGCACTGCTTCAGTAACGGCTAGTGCTAATGTTATTGCTATTGGTTCAACTTCATCTGATGTAACTATTGCAATATCATGTAATTCATTGCTTGGTGCTAGTGGCAATGTTATTGGTGACGAATGGTCTGGCGTAACTCCTGAGTCTAATGTTTGGTCTAATGTTGGTGGTGACGGTTATGTTGACTATGATTATTGGGCATACGGGTACACTAACAATGATTTAATTAGTCCGTTTGGTTCTTGGACTAATGTTTCTGCTGCATCAAATAATTGGGTGAGACAGTGAAGATTACTTTTGGAGAATGGTTGCCAGATCAGCCCGGAATTACTGGTGCTGTGACTGAAGCTGTAAATTGTTATCCTGTTTCTAACGGTTATGCCCCATTACGAGATGCCGCTGATTATTCTGACTCTGCTGGAGAAACTTTGCTCGTTGCTTTTGCAGGTAAGTTTGCTGGTGCTTCCACTCTATTTGCTGCTAGTGCTACTTCGATCTATAAGTTCGATTCTAGTGATGCCTCACTGGATGCTTTAAAGACTAGTTATTCGTCTATTGAGCAATGGGATATTACTCAGTTTGGCTCACGGATGATTATGGCTAATGGGTCTGATAAGTTGCAGTCTTATGATTTAGGTGGGTCTACGACGGTATCAGATTTGGATGCTGCTGCTCCTACAGCTAAGTACGTTACTGTAGTTCGAGACTTTGTAGTTGCGGCTAATGTTGGCGGCGAGGAATCTAAAGTCTATTGGTCTGATATTAACGATGAAACGGATTGGACTCCGGGTGCAGCTTCTCAGGCTGATACACAGATTATCCCTGATGGTGGGGATATTACTGGTCTTGCAGGTGGTGAATACGGTTTGATCTTCCTAGAGAGGGCTGTTTACCGTATGTCCTACTCTGGAAGCCCGTATTTCTTCCAGTTTGACGCTATTTCTAGGACTCTAGGTTGTATTTCTAACGGTTCTATTGCTCAGTTCGGTGGATTGACGTATTTCCTAGCTGATGATGGCTTTTATGTATGTGATGGTCAGTCAGTTAAAAACATTGGGTTAGAGAAGGTCAATCGCTGGTTCTTTGAGAACGCTATTCCGGGTGAAATTAGCACTTCCATGAGTGCAACAATTGATCCAGTGAGGAAAATAGTTATCTGGATATTTAAAAATACGTTTGGCGGTCGTTACATGCTCATTTTTAACATTGATTTAGGTAAATGGAGCTATGGAACTACTGATGTAACGTCTATTTCGTATGGTTTTACACCTAGCGCGACACTGGAACAGATTGATAACTATTCTGCAAACATTGATTTACTAGAAATTCCGCTAGATTCTCGTGTATTTGCTGGCGGTCAACTGTTGGCATTGGGTACGAGAGAGCAAAAGATCGTTGCTTTGAGTGGTGGATATAAAACTGCGTATGTTGTTTCTGGAGATATAGATATTGGACGTTCTACTGTCACATTGGCAAAACCTATTGTTGATAATGGATCGGCAACAGTCGCAGTTGCAAGCAGAGATTTGCTCACAGAAACAGTTGAATTCGGAACCGCAGTAGCAGCAGACGCAGAGAATAGGGTTTCTCTGAGGTCTAATGGGGATTACCACCGGATTAAGGTAACTCCGACAGGCTCTAACTGGAAAACTATCGTTGGCGTAGATGTTGAGATTGTGAAACAGGGTAATCGATGACCAGAGTTGCACAATTTAGAACGCTTCCGGTATTTGGCGCTGATCCTCGTCAAGTATCTGAGGTTGTTCGTGGAATTATGGATGGTAAGACTAATAACACTGGTCTTATTACTCTGGCAACTGGTAACGCTACAACAACTACCCTCTACGACGAGCGTATAGGCAATGAGAGCCTGATTTTCTTCACGCCTGTATCTGATGCTGCTGAGGCTGATTCAGCGCCTTACGGAGCGTTTCAGGACTCTACAGACCAGACTGCTGCGAATACCACGACTGCTTATGCTGTAGCTTTAAATACGACGGATTATTCGTCTGGTGTCTATGTTTCCAATACATCAAGAGTTAATGTAAGGAATTACGGGGTTTATAACATCCAGTTTTCATTACAGTTTAAGAATACTTCAAATGATGGTCAGGACGTAGATATATGGTTTAGGAAGAATGGGACTAATGTTGCTGGATCAAATAGCCGTTTTCATATGCCAGCTAGGAAGTCTACTGGTGATCCGTCGCACTTAATTGCTGCAATGAATTATTTTATAGAATTGCAAGCAAATGATTACATTCAGATAATGTGGCGCGTTACTGATATTGGTGTTTCTTTGGAGCAGTACCCAACGAGTACAACTCCTGATAGACCATCGATTCCTAGTGCTATAGTTACGGCGCAGTATGTTGCTCCTGCTGCAACAAGTAATGTTTATGTGTCAAGTCAACAAAGAGGTCAGGCGACGATAACCCATTGGGCTAATTCGACTGCTGATAAAACATACGGATACATTATCGTTGGTTAATGGAATACAAATATATTGAGCCACAACAACTTAGGGGCTGGTGGGAAAGTATAAAGCCAGCATTGGAAAAAATTAGAAGCAGGGGAAATGATGGTTGGATAGTTGAGGATGTATATACCGACTGTTTCAATCAGAAAAGTTTACTTTTTGTACTGATAGAGAATAACCACTATAAGGGCTTCTTTGTCTTACAACCGATGGGCGAGACTCTGCATGTATGGGCTGCTTATTCGTTAGAAAATAGCTATGAAGTTGTCGAAAATGCCTTAAAATACATTAAAGGCATGGCGGCTCAAGCTAACGTCAAATATCTGACATTTTCTAGCCATAGGCGCGGGTGGGATAGAAGGGCGGCGGCTTATGGATTCCGTCCTAAACAATGGATTTGTGAGGTGTAATTATGGGCGGTGGCGGCGGTACTCAAACACAAACAGCTAGGGCTGAGATTGATCCAACACTCAAGCCTTATGTTGAGTATGCTCTTAGTGAGGCTAAGAGAATATATCAGGGCACTACTCCTTCTTTCTACCCCGGAAAAACTTATGTTGATCCTTCAGAGCAGACAAGAGCTGCTCTGACTGCGGCAGAGCAAAGAGCTACTGCTGGTTCTCCATTGACTAGGGCTGCTCAAGAACAAATGCTGTCTGTTATTCAAGGAAGAGACGTTAATCCTTTCCTAGCTGGTGCTTTAGAGCAAGCTAATAGATTGTCTGGTGAGCAATACACTAGAAATATTCAAAATCTACAATCGAAAGCATCATCAATGGGTCGTTATGGCTCGTCTGCTATGGGTCAACAAGCAGGTCAGGCACAAGACATTTTTGCTCGGGCACTTGCAGAGCAAGGAGGCAAATTAGCGTATGACAGTGCTGAAGCTGAACGTCAGCGGCAGATGGAAGCTATTAGGAATGCTCCTGCTATGGCTGAAGCTGATTATGCAGACATTCAGAAACTTCTTAATGTTGGCAAGACGTATGAAGGTTTCTCTGCTAATGAACTT